AGATTTCCGTTTTTAACTTGTATTAAGTATGCAAGTCAGGAATTTATAGGTATTATTCAAAATAGTGATCAAATAGTCACTTCAATGTACGTCTACGACAACATTACATCTCCTGAGCTTAAAAAGGTATTTTTAGATATGGGTGAAATGTGGTGGTGGGAATCAAATAGATTAATTCCTATTAATATATTTTTAAGTGGAGATTTTGATGTTTTTAACCACTCACTTAAAAATTTTGTTACTAAAGATCTTGAAGTAGTATTTGGTCCAATGACTAGTATGCAAAATGTAATAAGAAAAAGAATTAAAAGAAGACAAATATCACTAGTTAATAAAACTGTTAAGAAACAGCTTGTTCAACAATCAGATTCATCTGAACAAGAATAGCATGAGCATACGCAATGGCGTGTGCCTTTTTAAAGTAATATGCTCCATCACTTGGCTTCTGCCATACTTCGTTCATTATTTCTGACCACGTCTTGTTTAGTAGATGTCTCTTTGCTGGTCTGATTATTGCTAATACTGCCGCTAGTTGTTCTATGTTCTGTGGTTTCAACTGTTTTAAAATCTGGCTGTGATCTCCTATGTGAAAGAGTTCTTTCACGAACTCTTCGTGCCCAAGTAGTTCCCATACTGGCTCCTTTTCTAATAACTGGTTAAGATGTTCTTCACTTTTAATCTGTTTATACAAACTGACATTTAAAAAATCTAATTTAAAATACCCTCTATCTTCTGCTTGTTTGTAATCTATATTTGCTGATTGAGTAAATGGATTCACAGGTATATCTGTAAAGTATACTCCTGTGTTATGCTTTTTAGTTTCTTTATCTGTAATAATTGATGCAGGAGTATGTTTCAACTTTTCTAATAGTTGAGTTCTATCTGCTAGATCTATATCAATATCAGTTTTGGCTATCGAAGTCATGTACTGGAAAATCTCTATGTAATATTCTCATTTGAGTGTCTTGAATTGGTAAACATACATCCATATTATCAAATGCTCTTGTAAATTTACAATCTTTATTTGTTAAATTTGAAAGTATAATATCGTTTGTTGATTTTTGTCCATCGGCAGTTAACGCCATATCAACACCTGTCTTAATAGTTGATGCAATTTCTAATTGTGTGGCTTGTTGAGCTGAAAAAACTACAAATGGATTTGAACAACCTGTACACAATAAAAGTACTAATACTATAAACCAATTTTTCATATGTTTGCTTTCTTCATTACTTGTTTAACAAATATAACATCTTCTTTGTTTTTGTCAAATAGATTATTCCAATATATTGGACTGATATATTTATTCACTAATTTTAGCTGTTCATCGCTAAAACTGGTTAATGCATCCAAACCTCCTTTGGAATGATACAATATCCATGGTGATAATTTGCCAGCGGTTATATAAAATACCAATCTATTTGCTGTAACTAATTTGAAAAACATTGCCCAATCTTCATTGCATTCATCAGCCCATTTTTTCATTGTTAATACTGATCTTTCAAGTGCCTTTTGTGGTGTTTCAATTTTTAAATTTTCTATAATATATTCTTCATATACAGTATCGCTTGACCAACGTTCAAGTTTTACTTTTTTGCTGAGTAAATAATCAAGATATTTGTCAGGAGATACAACATTTACTTCAACAAGATATCTACCAAATTCTATAAAAGAATTCCAGTATTTGCTTTTTGCAAAATCATCATATGATTTATCTTTTCTCATATGAGGCATTGTTTTCTCATAGAAGTATGTAAATGAATAAAATGCCAGTCTGGCAAATTTTTCATCTTTAACTTTATATCTATAATCTAATTTTGCGTCTGTCATTTTAGTAACAGTTTAATTTCTTTATCTTCCCAACCTAAATCCATTGCTAGATTTCTTATATCATCTTTTGTCATGATTTCTTTTAATAGTTCTTTTTCATCTAGTTTTGCATTTGGATATGCTTCAGATAACAGTTCATCAACTTTACTTTTTTTGCCTTTGCCTTTTGGTGCTTTAATCCATGGATGAAACATTTTCTTTTTAACACCGCAAACAGCTAATAGTTTCCAGAATAATTCAGAATCGCCTCCGTGCTTCTGTATTAAAGAAAAGTTTTTATTACAAAATTCATTTACAGCTAAAAGATAATGTTCTTTTAATTGTTGTTGTCCATCTGTAGAACTTGCAAATCGCATTGCCAAGTATGGAGAAAATGATTTTTTAATTTCTTCATCAAGCTCGTTATACCATTTTTTATTTCCAGAATCAATCTGATATAACATCTGATTTAAATTAATCTTTTCTTTTGCCATTAAAATATTTCCTCTGCTATTCCTAAGACTTCAGCAAGTCCAAGAAAAAATGCCAACGCAATTATAGAACCACTATAGGCCGCAACAAGACAACCTGCTATTCTTAAACTGCTTTTCACTAAACTAATATAAAAATGTGCCTTACCTGGATCTTTTGTTGTTATCATTATATTAAACTCCCTAAGTCTATATTGTCAAATACATGATTATATTCTTTGCAAAAGAATACACATCTTGGTTTATCACCATCTTCAATTGGAATTGCTAGTAAATGTCCATTCTTTAATTTTGGTACGTGCCAGTTTACTTCTTGAAACACGTTTAGAATTTTTGGTTCAGCATAGTTTGGCATATAAGATGATATAGGATTAAACAACAATGTTTCAAAACCTCTTGTGTTTAAACTTGTCAGTGGAATGACATCTGCTCTGCCTAAATCTGGTTCACAAGCAAGTATACTCCAATCCATTGGCATTTGTATTGTTTTTCCTTTTATTTCTAATACTACAGCAGGAGAAGAAAACTTTTCTAAAAAGATTAATGGTATAAAAAAGTAATCTGGGTCTTTGGTACTGCAATCTAGTATACAATATTGTAAGTCTTCAACTTCCTCTGGAATTTGGTTCAAGTTGTAAGCCTGATTATCAACCGTTAGTATTTTTATCATATGTTTACCTTTTCTATAGTATACGGGTATTTTGCTTCTTTGTAAAACTTTTTTCTTTCAGTTAAATGCCTTTTGGAAAATTTACAGCTTGAAGTGATATCCCATATTTGCACATGATCTTTATCTTTAGCCCTTCTTATGCCTCTTCCAATTGACTGTATGACTCTGACAAAAGATTTACCAGGCTCAACTAAAACTAAATTGAATATTCTTGGTAAATTAATTCCTACTGCCGCTACACCATATGTTGCAATAAGAACTTTATTTTGTTCTGTTGCTACTTCATCATACTCTTCTTGTCTATCTTCCATCTTTGTTTTACCTTGAATAAATGTACCTCCTACTATTAAATCTTCTAATAAATGTCCTGTTTTTATTCTATCAACAAGTATTAATGTGTTTCCTGAATTACGTATTTCTTCAATGAGATTAGAAATAAAACCCAGTCTGTTTTCATTTGAAGTCAAATAAGATACTTCATTTTGATAAGTTGGAAACTGTCCAAAGTCTTGTGTCTGTATAATATTTACATGACAATTTGCCAATACACCTTTATCTTGTAATTCACTTGCTGAAAGTTTATTAATCACTGGTCCTAGTCCGCACAATAAACTTGTAAACTCATAATCTTGTTTTGGTATTGTTCCTGTTAGTCCAAATCTCATTGGAACTTTAGCAAATACACCTGTGAGTAATTGCTTTAGTACATCAGCTTTTGCCATATGTACTTCATCTACCATCACACAAACAACATCTCTAATAAAATGTTCTATATCAGCATCGTCAATTTCAGCTTTGGTCTTCTTTAACATCACATTAAGACTTTGCCATGTACAAATTGTATGTGTATGATCAAACTCTTTTCTTTCACCATAGTAAACGCCTACATCTAATCCAATATTTTTATAGTCTTCTTCTGTTTGTGTTACAAGTGACTTGTTTGGAACAATAACTATTGTTCTACCATACTGTTCTGATATTTTAGATAGTGTTGCAGTAATAATTGTTTTACCTGCACCTGTGGCAATTTCTTGTAAAGATTGTGGATTTTCTAAATAGTTGTTGATTGCATCTACTTGATAATCTCTTAATACAATTGGCTGACCTTCATGTGTATGTCCTTTAGGCCATCTAATATTACTGAGATAATTTTTATCAATAGCATCAAATTTCAAATCAAATGGTTTTCTAAAATCATCAATATCAAGTTGATAACCTTCTTCTTCTATGATAGGTAATATTTTATCTAGTAAATTTAAATAAGTTCTACCGCCAATATCACAAAATCTTATGTTGCCATCCCATCTACCAAGTTTGTATGATGGCAGATGATATGCATAAGGTACAAAGAATTTTAATTTGTCGGAAATCTTTCTTCTAGTATTAACATCTAGGCCATCAAACTTGACATTAACTTCGTCTTTGATTATCAGAATTGCTTTTTTCATATTTCATACTATATCTCAGGTTGGATATCTGGAACATATAACTCCCATTCTAGCATTTCAACTGTTTGTATTAGATAATCAATTTCAGTTTGAATGTTATAAAGTTGTTCTTGAATATCCAAATATAAAAAATACGAAGAAACAACAAGTACAATAAAGACTGTGTAACATATTCCAAAAATAATGTCTCTAGTATTCATTTTTT